TTGTCCATCACGGAGCCGGTTGGGTAGGGTCCGCTGCCTCTCCCAGCTCGTCCGGGTTGGGCTTGTCGTCTTTCTCATCCACACTCATGATCTTCTGGCCCCACTCCTGGAACGCCAGCCCGCTGTCAATCTCACCGGTACGGCGCAGAGCGTGCCAGCCCAGATAGCGAAGGAACGTCACGGTCTGTTCCTCCAGGGCCTTGGTTGTGCCCATGCGGTAGGTGACCTCGAACGCGGCCATGTCGCGCTGGTCAGCGCGGATCGTGTACGCGGGCGGGTCCTGCTCTGGGTCCTGGTCCTCTGTGTAGATTTCAAGATCAAAGATCATTGCAGCCATGATCAAAAGCCCTTTCTTAGTTGCGGCGGGAGTTGTGGCTGGGTGTCGCCTTCCGCGTAGGCGACTAGTGGCGGGTCAGCGTTCACTGGCGGGGTCTCCTCCAGCGCGCGGCGGGGCTCATGGTCATCACTCTCTGGGACTCGCCCGGATGCCATCGTGTTGACAGCTGCCGACAGCGACCCGTACACAGCCCACGCCACCACCAGCGCGACAGGCTGGCCGTGGCCATACGCGGCATAGCCAGCACTGGCAGCGGTGAGCGTCACCCCACCCAGGGCTGTGATCAAGTAGACCCAAACCCTGACCTTAGGCGGCAGCGTGATCACTGACATGGATCAGGGCAGTCTCTTGAGCCAGGACTGAATGCCAGCACCGGACGCTGAGTTGGTGATCGTGATCAGTCCAGTGGCAAGGTCGGCGAAGTCCGGCAGGATCAGGATTTCCTTGTCACCCGTGGTGGCCGGAATGCTGACCGCCGCGTTAGAACCAGTGGAACCGCCCGGGGTCTTGCCGTTGTCCTGAACCGTGACGTTGACCGGTGAACCGGTGGTGTTCTTCACCTGGAGGATGGCCGGGCGACCACCCAACAGGTTCACGTCGATGGTGTCCGTGGCGGCCACGTTGGCAAACGCCGGAACGGTGCCTGTCTTCGCAATCGTGGTGGGAACTAATGCGGTCATGATCGTTTGTGCTTTCTGCTAGAGGCTGACCAGATGGGCCGGGTGGTTACGGCTGGACGCCCTTAACCGGGGCCCCCGTGAGCGGCAGCTCAATCTCGATCTGCGCAAACTCACCCTGCTTGCCACCGATGGGCGGGGCCACGATCGTGACGGTTCCAGTGAACTGGACCTTTCCTGACCCCTTCTTGGTGGCGTAGGTAAACGACGATGTCAGGTTCGCGTTGGCCCACAGGAACGCGGCCAGGCCGGTGCTCTCCCAGTCCTGGAAACCGGTGAGCTTCATGACCCAGGTGGCTGAGTCAGCGTCAGAGACCTGGCCGTCTGGGACCATGGTGCGCTGCTGCTGAATGGGCGTCTCGGGGTCGATCGTGCAATCCCAGTGCTGGTTCGTGTAGTCAGTCGCGCCGAACTTGAGAATGCCGTCCTTGAGGACGTACGCGCCACCGTATGCGGGCATGTGGGTCAGCCTTCCTTGTGCAGTGTGATCTCAGCGCCGTGCATGACGCCGACATTCGGGATTTGGAAGTCAACGGGTGCCACACCCGTGACGTAGGCAAGATCATCCAGAGCGTCTGTGATCAGCTCCAGGTGGGTGTCTAGGAACTTCATCGCATCCGATGGGGTGCCGCCAGTGATCACGTCCACCAGCCAGCTGGAGAGGTACGTGCCGGGAGGGCCAGCGGGAGACCAGCCGGCCCAGCGGACCCAGGCGTCACCCACGTTCAACAGCGCGGGCTGGTCATCGTAGCCGGTTATGTCAGCGATCGGGTCGAGCGCAGCAGCGAACGCGGCGCGGTCAGCAGCTAGAGACATCAGCCCACCACCAGCTTTCGGTATGGGGCCTCTAGCCGCTTGACCTCAGCGTCCTGGCGCGGAATGAATGAGGGGCTGCCACCGTCGCTGGCCTGCTCGACCACACCCAAGGTGACGCCACGGCGCGCAAAGTTGATCACGACGCGGCGGGCCAGCGACTCGCGGAGCGGCCAGGGCAGGCCACCACCTGAGAGGTAGTCCTCAGCGAGCGCCCGCTCAGTGGCGGACAGCGCACGGGGCCAGGCCAGGAACTCATACAGGTCAGCAGAAAGCGGGAATTGACCATCAGCCTGCGCACCAAACGCGGCAAGCGTCGAGTTAGTTGCGGAGGCCACGCCAGCGGTTTGGAAGGACGTCGAGCTGGCGTCTAGAACCCCGTCGACGTAGAGAGAGATGCTAGTCCGGGCGTAGTCAATGACGCCTGAGACGGTATGCACTCCCTGGTCAGCGGCGCTTCCGGTGCCAATCTCCACAAAGGAGTCCGCGTCGAGCCGGCGGCCACCGAACTTCCACACGGAAGAAGCAGTGAGGAGACGGTAGCGAACAGCCGAGCCGCCGGTATAGATGCTGAAAATTGAGCGATCCTGAGCCGCGTTCCGCTTGAACCGAGTTATAAGCGTCACGCCAGCGGCAGCGTTGGAGAACGTCAGCGCGTCACCGTCGAGAGCCAGCCAGTCATTGACGCCATCAAAGCGAACCGAGTCCTTGCCGTCCAGGGTGCGCTTTGTGGGCTGGGCTGAGCCTGTGCCCTGGGTGGCCACGGAGGTCCCAGCTGCGGAGGTCCAGCTAGAGACGGGGTCACCATCGGCCAGGCCAGCCAGGTCCTCAGCGCGGAACCACAGAGCCAGCCCGTCAGGAAGATCAACACTAGGGACGCGGCATTTCTTGCTCTGGGCGGCCGCCTCTGTGGCTATGGCCTGGTTAAGCGCCGCGTCGGAGTAGCGACCAGCGGGCACACCAATAGACGCCAGGTAATCCTTGACATCCTGTAGCGCGCCCACTGGCCGCTCCCCTTCCCCTGTGTGGTGGTTCTACTCGGACGCGGGCGGCTGGTAGCCAGCAGCGTCCAGGTCAGCCTTGGTGATGCGGAGGCCGGTAGCCGGGTCGATCGTGGAGCCGTACAGCTCCACGTCGCTGGCAATACCAGCGGACACGAACCCATCGCGGACACCAGCCGGGCGGACAGTGCCCCCGATGGTCCCAGGCTGAGGCTCAGTGCCAGCAGTCAGGGCAGTGCCAGGGGCAGCCTTGGGCGCGGGCCCCGTCTCGATCAGGTCATCCTCACGCGGGTCACGGTCGGGATCAGCGTCAGCCTGGGCATCCACCTTGGCATCCTCCTCGCTGGTGATCTTGGTATTTTGCCGAGTCATTTCCGGGCCTCTCTCTAGTACACGTCAACTAACGGATGATCTTGTGGGGCTCTGGCCCACTGGGGGAAAGGTTTCCCGCCGCTCCCCAGTGGGCCAGAGGCTTGCTACAGGGACGGGTCGTAAACCACGCGGCGGATGCCGGGGTTGTCGACTACCTCCACCACCTGGTAGCCCCAGATAGCCAGCTCAACTGACTTGACCTGGTACTGGAACTCCAGACGCTGCGGAGCCGAAGCCACCGCATAGACAGCGTCAGGGTCGAGCAGGTAGCTGTTTGCTGCCACGACTCCAGACGCAGCCAGCGCCCACTCCGGGAACCCGTCGACGCCTGCGATATCCATGCGGGCAAAGCGCGGGCTTACCTGGCCGTTGGCATTGGACGGGCCAAGCATCGGGAACAGCTTGCGGCCAGCGGTGTCCGTCGCGCGGGCAAACATCTTGTAGAGGTCCACCTGAAGCGCCAGAACGGAGAAGGCAAACCCGCCACGGATGAACTGGAGGTCCGCCAGCGCACCCTCAAAACTGGCCACAGATGCAGCGTCGCCAGCCTGAGTGAAGGCCGGGAGAGTGGCCGGGCTGGCGGTCACTGTGATAGTGCCACCCGGTGACTCAGCGTTCAGCTCAGTAACGACAGCCGCCTCAAGCGCTTCGTTATAGCCCTGGACCATCTTCTGCCAGATGAGGGCAGACGCGGCTGGGCCGCCTTGGTCCCAGACCTCGCGGGTGATCTCCACGCGGCCAGACACAGCGGCGGGGGTGACCGTCTCACTGGTGGCCACGAACGTCCCAGGCGTGGGGTTGGCGTCCTGGGTGTGAGCAGCGACCAGGCCAGAATGGCTGGACCACTTCGGGACCACCATGGGGTTGATCTGGTCAAGGGTGCCCTTGCGGACTGCCTCCCACAGCGGGTAGGCAAAGCGGCGCTGGTCCACGTACAGGTCAGGCCGCTGCACGCTCGGGTTGAGCGCAGCCACATCAGTGGTCTGGACAGCGAACTGGGGAGCGTGGGCGATCTCCGGAGGGACGACCCGTTCCCAGTTGGCCTGGATGAATCCCAGCGCACGATCATGGGCCGCCGTGTCGCCACGGAACGCATCCCGCATATCGTTGGCGAACTCATGAGAGCCACGGACCAGAGCGCCAGAGCGATCGAACCGGTACGCCTCAGGCTCAGTGACCTGGACGCCAGAGCCAGCAGGGCCAGCGGCGGGGTTGATCACTTCCGGGCCAGCAGCACCAGCGGGTGGCTGGGCCGGATTGGCAGCGATGTATGCCTGGTACGCCTGGGCGAACTGGCCCATGTCGAACTGGGGTGCTGCTGGCGCAGCCGGGGCAGCCGGGGCAGCCGGGGGCTGGGTGGCCACGTATCGAGTGGTGCTATTCGGTAGCGCGCACTCGTGGCAGTGGCATCCTTCTGGGTGCATTTCGTTCCTTCCTGAGTCTGCCTCTGCCAGGACAGCCGAGACACGTGCTGATTCAAACGCCGGGTCAGGCGTAAGACTGATTTCTGCCAGAGCGTTCCCCTGGCCGGAGTGGTGGATATCGCCCACCAGTGAGAACTGGGCGTCGTTCCTGAGCCCGATTGATAGGCCGTCATAGACGCCGTCAGCGGCGAGCGTGAGCGCGCGGTCACCCTCTGGGGTACGCGCCACCTGGAACGTGGCATAGAGGCCGTCTGGACGATCATCCAGGATCGTGGCCTTGCCCACAGCCTGCGAGCGATCGTGCTGGATCAGCAGCTTGATACGAGACGGATCAGACCACGCCAGCGACCCACGAGAGAACTGGTACGTCCGGCCATTCTTCCGGGCTGGCACCCCATAGGGGACGGCCAGGCCGGTGATCGTGCGCCGCTGTTGATCAACAGCAAACGTGGTGTAGACCGCGTCAGTGGCGAAGCTAAAAGATTGCGCCTCATCGCCATCAAACGCAATGTTGTGCTGCGCCGGCGGTCCACTCTGTTGCGTCTCGAGTGAGCTCTGACGCAAAGAGTTTGCGTCGGCGCCAGCGGACTCTATCGCGGGCATGGGGAACGTGGGCTGTGGGAGACCTTCACGCTGGGCGATCGCGTTACGGTCGAAGATTCCCAACTTGACCCCCAGTGCATAAACCTGGAACCGCGAAAGATCGTCAGCCCTCAGGAACCCGTTGAAGTCCGCTTCCACGCGGTAGCCGCGCGGCGTGATGTCAGGCATGGAGAGCCGCTCAGCTATCGCGCTGACGTACATGCCCAGCGTGTCGTTGATCTTGTCAATGCGGCGCTGCTGGCCGTTCTGGTAGGTGCGGCTGGTGGTGCTGACGCCCAGGTCCTCTGGGTCCACACCCATAGCGGCAGCAATCTCGACCACTGCCTGCCTGCGGCCCTCCACCAGCTGGAGCTGGTTGGGGTCCCACTGGGTGGAGTGATAGTCCACCACTCCTGGGACGTAGGCGTCCACGCCGTCCTGGCGGGCCTGCTGCCAGTCATCCAGAAAGGTCTGGACATCAGTCTGGTCCGGGTCCGCCTCTGGGCGGGGAGTGAACCAGCCTTGTGGCCGGGGGCTGTCCGCGTAGCGATCGACAGCCGCGGCGAGTTTCAACCAGGTGCGGATGGCCCGAGCGCCAGCACTAAGCACGCCCTCAGTGGGTGACTCAAACACGATGTAGTCAGCTGGCGGAACCTTCACAAGATCACCGTTCGCCATGCTCACATGGAGGTAACCCTCTTGATCAATTTCCGCACGCGGATCGACGCGCCAGACGTAGGTGGGGAACCGGTTAAAGTTCCGCTCCCGGGTCCACCAGTAGGCGTGATCCTCAAACAGCAGGTCTTCCACCAGCCTGGTCATGGTGACTGACCGGGCGTGGTTCCGCTCCGGCTGACTCAGCAGCGTGGAGACATGCTCCACGTTGTCTGTGTCCACCAGCCGGAACGGTATGGTTCCGATTTCGCCAGCGATCAGGTCGCGGGCTTTCTTGACCGCTGGGACCTGGATGGCCTCACGCCTTGAGACGGCGGACACGGGCCCGATCGTGGAACTGTAGGACGGTATGCCGAAGATTTCGCTAGGCATTGAGCCCGCGTCAACCTCGAACTGAGGACCGCCGTCTGGACGCTCGAACCCGAAGAATTCAGCTACGCGCCACCAGAAACTCACGGCGCAAACTCTATGCGTGGGACCGCGGTTTGGCGGTAATTAGTTGCAGACGCGCCGGAGGTTTGGCTGTTCTGGCCAGATTGGCAGCGCCAGCTGCGGCGTAGACCGCGTCAGCGTTGCCCATGCGGCGGGTGAATCGCCAGCCATCACCCACGGGCAGCCGGCGGGAGCCGAGCGCGTGCGCGTTCAGGAGTGGATCATTGCCGTGGATCAGCCCGCGCGAGAGCACCAGCTGAGCAAACCCCTGGCAGACGGCGGGGATTTCGGCCGACTTGATCTCCTCCATGCGCTTGAGCGTGCGGACATCCACCAGCACAGACGCGGCTGGGCCGCCCGGGAACCAGCAGCCACGCGCGGGCTGGTACTGCTCCCAAATCGTGGGCAGGTCCACCATGCACTTAGCAAGATCATTCCAGGCACCGACAACGCCCAGCCGGACGCGGCCGGAGTCAGTGAGCGCCGCGGCCACCAGCGTGGCGTGGTCACCATCCTGGGAGACGTCGAAGCAAAAGAACTTGTGAGGCATGGCCATGACACCCGAGCCAGCAGGATCAGCGCATGCGTTCCACGCCTGGGCTGAGATGGGGCTGTCGATTGCCTCCACCGTCTGGCAGAGAATCTCTGTGCGGAACACTGGGGGCGGATCAGTCCCCATCGCGGTGAGGATCGCGTCAGGGCTGATCGCGTACCCCAGCCCCGGGCACGCCTGGGCTATCTGGTCCCAGTCGTCCAGCTCACAGCCCTCCACGCCGGACCACTCGAACAGCCCTATGGACGGGTCGGTGCGGTTGATCCCAGACGCTCGCAGCTGGTTCAGCACCACGCTGTCAGCCTCACCAGCGTTCGAGATGGCCACCACCAAGCCCTGAGCTTTGGCGATCACAGTCTTAGACAGCGCGGACCAGGCCGTCCAGTCCTTCTGTTCGCGCAGCTCGTCCAAGATCATTAGGTCAACGGAGAGGCCCCGGCCAGCGCCCTGGCGGGTGGCAGCGATCCGATACCTGGACCGGTTAAACATGGTCACGCTGGTGTCGGTGTTGCCGCGCTTGACCGCCTCCACCTGGTCCCAGACCTTGTCATGATCCTGGGCCAGCTCCACCGTGGAGGACCAGCTGTTGCGTGCGATGTCCATTGACTGGGCCGCACCCAGCACCACAGAGCCGGGGCGCTTGCACAGCATCCACAGCGTGAGTATCTGGAGAAGTCGAGTCTTGCCGGACTGGCGGCCCACCAGCGTGAGCACCGTACGGAACCGGAACCGACCCTGATCGTTCATCTCCAGCGCGTGGATCAGCCACCATTTCTGCCAGGGGTACAGCTCAATGCCCAGCTGGTCCTTTGCGAACCGGATTACCTCATACCCCTTGCTGTTGCCGACGTGGAGCCGCTGGAGTGGCGGGGTGAAGATGCGCGGTTCAGTGAGGCCCTTGATTCCTGCTGGCGCTGGCCGGTGCGGTGTCGCGTCAAATAGCGGGTCCTGGTCTAAATCGGTCCCCCATAGCGCGGTCATGGCGCTGATTCTGGCACCGAGCGCAAGCATCTTGCGCCAACACGGCCTGAGGGCGTCTCTATTTTGCGCATGATCACAGGGGAGGGGGAACCAC